CGGGTTTGCGCTTCCGTCATGAAAGCTGTTTATATAGATGCTCGTTTTTTCTGTGTAATTTTCGTCTGTGTATCCCGTCACCGTTGCATTACCTGTCAGGTTGATTTCCACAGGATCAGATTTTAACGGCGAGGGCAAACAGGATGTGAAGTAGTCGTGGAATTTTCCAGCTTTTGCCGGTTTCATTCCGTATAGTGCTCCTTCGTTCATGTTCGTTGTTTTTTCCGGGTCGTTGGCGCTATATTTGATGTCTGTCGTTCCATCTCCCGCTGGGATTCCGCCTTCGTCGGTTTTTTTATAGCCTAGCATTAACGGTGCTTCAAGGTTTTCATCCCTGAACCACTCGTTATAGATCATTGCGTAGGCGCGTGCCGGTAGTGCGTTTGCGGTGATTGTTTTGTCTATGTTCGTAGGCAGTCCGAAATAATCGCCGATGCTCCCGTTTTGGATTCCCTTTGCTACTCCAAATTGGCAAGTCGGCGTGCTGTATTCGGTTTTTTCTGCCCAATAGTCGGTGTTATTTTCGCCGAACATATTTTCCCAGTGTTCCCACAGCAGACGGCACGGAACAAAGAAGAAATAGGTATCCATGTAGCAGTTATCCATGATAGGATAGATAGGCGTGCTCATACGGATAAGGCCGTTCAGGTGTACTTTTGCGGTATCGCCCGGCAACACTTCGTCGCAGTAGATGGGTACCAGGTCGCCTTCGTTGATGGTCGTCAACAGCTGGTGACTTCTGTCAAATTTGCTTCGCGGTCGTTCCATTCGCGGCACTTGCGCGAAATGGTTCTCACTGTTTCTGTTCGTTGTCCTTCACCTCCTCCTTTTTTTCTTCCTCTTTTGGCTTCGGCTGTTCGGTCTGCTGCATCTGTTTCAGCTGTTCCATTGTTTCGGCTGCAGCCTCTACCTTTTCGTGCATCGTCATGATGTCCTTCGGCAGATTTTCGAAGTCAGTTCCTTCGGTGTACATCATGCTCTTTGCCTTGATACTGGTGTCTCCCGCTTCCAGCCGTGCGATTGCGCTTGCAAGGTCGTAGCCTTCGCCCGCTCGCTGGATTTTCTCGTATGTGTTTTCGTTCGGCTGTTTGATGTAGTCGGTAGTGCCGTTCGGTCGCTTGACTGCTTTCCACGTTGGTGCGGTCTTGCTACCCGGATTGTTTATCACTCGTTCTGTTGGTAGTCCGTAGTACCTTACCAGTGCATTAGGATTTAACATTGGTCGTCTCCTTCAGGTCGATGAGTCGTGCGATGTGTTCAGGCATTGCCTCGCTCATGTAGCCGTTTTCGGTGTCGAATTCGCCCAGTTCTACGAGTGAAATATCTTCGATTTCACTCGGTTTGCTTTCGTTGGCCTTCCATCGTGCCGTTCGCACTGCCTGTGCTCTGTTGTTCTGCAGAAACGGCTGTGAGTAGCCGTTGGTCAATGCATCGTGGAATGAATAGAATTTCAGTTTCATGTTTTTCTCCTTTACTCTTTGTCTTTGCTTGCATCCTTCAGCGCGTGGTAGATTTCGTCGAGCTTTTCAAGGATATTCATCATTAGCGCGATTGCTTCCTTGACGTCCTTGACCTTGATCAGTGCCATTAATTCATCTCCTTTCTTTGGTTTGTGTCGCTTACAGCCGGATACCGCCCCGCGATACCTTCGGTCGTACGTTGATGTTTTTTACCCGCTTTGCAGTCTGGGTAAAGCGCTTCTGGTCGCCTCGACCCGCTCCGCTTCTGTGTGCCATTTGTTTACTCCTTTATGTGTTTTTTCTGTTTCGATCATCATTTGTTTTTTTGGTCTGGTCTCGTACATTCCATGATTTCATTGTTGATTTTCCTTTCCAGATTATGGCGTCATTTGATTACCGCTTGATTCTGATACGTTCCATTGTTACATCCCCTTTCTGTATTTTTTCCCGGTTCGCACATCAAAGTGCACCCAAGTGTTGTATACGATAATGCCGCATTCATCCGGGACGATATCATTCAGCTTGTTGGCAAGTTCTTTTGCGCTCATGCCATCGACTCGGATATCTGCTGCCATACCGCGCATGTGGTAGCTGTATTTTGCTCCGTTGCATTTTTTGTTCCACTCTGGTGTTCTGTATCCGCTGGTGATAATGACTGGTTTCCCTATTTTATGTCGGAGGATGTCCAGAACGTTATACAAGTAGTCATCTATGAATACTATCGGACTACCGTCTTTACATGCAAATTCTTTTACTTTGAAGTGTCTTGCAAGTTGTACATTTCCGTCTGTGTTCATGATATAACTTTTAAGCATTTTTGTCAATTCTCCTCTATTTTATTTATCTTCCATTGGCTTATAATGTCATTCTTGGTCCAGATAAGACACTTTGCAAGTTTTTTGCTTTCTGCTAGTGTGTGACGGATTTCCTTTTTGCCTGTTTTTTTGTTTGTCATTTCGATTTTGTAACTTTTTAGTGTCATTCTGAGCACCTCGCTTTCTTTTCTGATTCTATTATATCACATGTCAATATGCTTTTCCATGATTTTGCCGTTTTGTAATAAAATTGTAACCTTCTCTTGTAACCCGGTTTTGCTCCTTTGTTTTGAAAGCGCTTTAGCGCCTTGCCGTATGGAGCGCAGCGGAATACGGCTAAATCCATTCCTTTTTAGCGCTGTGCGCGTCATGCTTTTGGTTCACGCCACTTTTGCCTTAGCTTGTCCTTTTCTTTCTGAATGTTGAGATAGGTTTCATAATCTACGTTTGTGCTCTGTTCGAGATTGACTAAACTTTGTATTGCGTTGCGTCTGCGTCTGGCTCTAACCTCTCTCAGCTCGTCAGAATGTGCCTTAAAATAGCTTTCTGTGTCTTGGCTGGTATCCTTATCTAGAATCTTATCAAAATAGCGTGGAGGCCTTTTCTCGCGTCCTCCCGCGCATATGATGCTATCTGTTTTCATGATTTCATCTTTGTGTTCTTTTAGATACTTTTCGCCGATACCTTTTGACATGATTCGGAACTCTGGCTCTCTTCCTTCCATCCAGTATTTTGCCGTTTGTTCTGCTCCTATGGCTTTTTTGTTGACGTACTGCGCTACGTATGCAAAACTTCCCGGTTGTGCTGGTGAAAAGTCGATCATGCCCTTTCCCCAGATTTTTTCTAGCCACTCGCTTTTAAAGTAGCTGTTGCCCTTTTGGTTTTTATACCATTGTGCGTCCGGTGGCTTCAGTCCAAATACTATTGCATGGTAGTGCGGTCGTTTTGTTCTGTCACCATATTCGGCTGCTAGGAAATATTTTATTGGCTTCTTGTATGCTTTCCGTAGCCGTTTTAAAAATAGCTGCACGTCTCGTTTGCTCACTGTTTGGCTTTGAATGCTTCTGTATCCTTTAATGATCTCGCCGTATGGGATGTGCTCATCGTCATATGTCAGCGTTAGAAAAATTATATCGTCCCATTCTTTTGCTTCTAGCTCTATTCTGGTTGCCCATTGGTCAGCCATCTGTTTGCGGCAGTACTCGCATTTACCGCATGGTAATAATGCGAATTTTCCTTTTTTGATTCCGTCCATGATGTCCGTTTGTAGTCCTTGCTTTGATAGGTTCTCCAGACTTCCCCATAGCTGTGGTTTTTTCGTGTCCATCTGAAATACTAATGGTTTTGTACATGGCATTTTTGTTACCGGCACAAGCTTCCTTGTCTATCTTGTGCCGGTTGACACCTCGCTTTCTTTATATATTAACTTGTTGTAGTCGTAGTAGTAGTAGCGTTGAAAGTGTTGAAAACTCGTTTTTTTAACGTTACTATGTTTATTTATTGTCTTTTTGCTTGTTGAAAACTTTGTTGAAAACTTGTTGAATTGTTGAATGTTCGTCATTTTGACGAATTTCTTTGTGCAACTTGTTGTTGAAAACCTGTTGAAAGTGTTGAAAACTCAAGTTTTCCACATTCTCTATTTTTTGGATTATTGTTGCTAAAAAGGGGGATGTTTTGCCACCCCCCTTCCTTTCTTAGTCTCCTGTGTATGCTTGTCCGGATTTGTACCCATCAATTAGTTTGCGTCTTCTTGCTGCTTTGTTGATGGTATCTTCGGCTACTTTGTCAACACCTTCTTTGGCTGCTTTACCAGCCTTTTTTACTGCTTCTTTGGCTTTTTCTCCCGCTTTTGTAAGGCCTGTACCTAACTTGTTGGCTGTATAGGCGTAATCGCTTGCTTGTTTTGCGCTCGAGGTTGCCAGCTCGCTCGCTGCCTGTTCCCAGCTTTTCGCACTCTTAAGTTGTTTTGCGCTGGTGGCCTGTTTTGCCAGCTGTAAGTATTTGTCTGCCAGCTCTGCCGTGTTGTTGCCGTATTCGTACATTGCGGATACGCTTGCAGCCTGTGCGCTCTGCTGGTTATAGTGCTGACTTCCAATGCTTGCAGATGATCCTGATGGTGTGCTTGTTGCTCCGTTGGTCGCTGCTAGAATAGGATTGATGCCCGCCGCTATCATGTCCTTTACGGTGTCTTGATAGGCTGTCCCGCGCATTTCCTTCTGAAACGCTCGTTCTGCTGCTGCTTCTGCGCTATTGTACTTCTTGGCGCTTGCTTGGCTTCCAGCGTTTGCGAGGTTGCTAAGTAGTCCGCTCATCATTTGCAGTGCGTTCGCGGTGTTTACGCTGCTCTGGTTGCCGAATGTGGCAATACCTGTCGGTGTGCTGATTTGTGTCGCACCGATTTGCTGTGGTGCTGTTACACTGCCGGTCGTGCTCTCGCTGCCGGTTGTGCTCTCGCTGCCTGATGCTTGGTTGTTCTTGGCGCTGCTCTGGTTGCTGTTCGTTATGATGCCTGTTAACATGCTTAGCCCTTGCATGAGAGATGGCAAAAGCTTTAATAACGTCTCCATTCAAAAATAGCCCCGCTTTTGCGGGGCTTCCTCCTTTTTTAGATTCTTTCGATGCCGGGAATGCTGTAAATAGGCATTTCACGGTACCATTCTTCGGTGAAGTAGAAGTCACACAAGAACTGGTGACTTTTTGCGCTCGTCACTGCAATCGTTCGGTCAATGTTCTGTGTTCCCTCTTGGATCCACTCCGCAGAGAGATGCGGAAGCGCGTCATAATCGTCTGCATAGTGCCATGCGTCTAAACTCGTTTGGTAGTTAGAACGCATTTCACCGGTTACGTAAGAAGGCTTGTAGCGGTAATCCGCCCATGCTTCTTGATATCCGAAGATTTCGTTATCTTCGGCCGTGCCCTGTGCATAGATTTCACGGTTATACACTGGCTGTTCGCCCAGTGCTGCAAGTCTCGGGTCGTAGTAGGTAAACCGTCCGCCACGTGTCCACTTGGTCGCAAGTCCTTGCTGGTAACTGTGCTCTACTCGTACCACTGCCAGACCGATGATGTAGCCATACTCAGTTGCTGCATAGTCTACCATTTCCTTGCTGCATGTGGTCAGGCTGTATGCTGCCGTATTGCCCAGTGCCTGCCCGGTTGTCTTGTCCGTTTGGCTCGTCTGCACGACCTGATTGACATTGATCGCGATGCGCTGTCCGCCGATGTACTCAGGAATCTGTAGCCGGCTGTCCGGGCTTGTTACACCCCACGTACCAGACAGGAACTCACGGTATCGCGTGCCGTTGCGTGCATCTGCTTCAAAGATGTGCTGCAAGGCAATTGCCATGCGCAAGTCTTGAATACTGATTGCGCTTACGCTGCTTAGGTCTGCACCAAGGTATGCTACTTTGTGGTCTGAGCCACTTCCGTCTCCAATGTTTAAGTATGTTGCACCGGTACCTCCGTCTTGTCCGATTGCATACAGTTTATTTCTGGTGTTGCCCGGGTTTGCGCTTCCGTCATGAAAGCTGTTTATATAGATGCTCGTTTTTTCT